CGAAAGAGCTGGTGGATGCACGAGTTACCGTTTCAACCACCAAGTTTAATAAGCAGAAATATTTGTTGCAGAATTTGCACCAGTTTGCATCGCATTCAGAATCCGACCCCGGCCTGTCTAGAAGAAGGTTTTTATCATCCTCGGATTCGACAGATGCAACAGCAACTAAGCAAAAGGTGGGACTAACTCAAGATCGAGTGTGTCACTTTTTAAATAGTCATAAAAATGCAGTCAACTTGCTTAGCGGAATGGCCTCTGCTAAAAGGCTTTTTGACGCGAGCACCGAAGAGTTGTCAAAGTTGGTCCCTAGAATAAGATTGTACAAAGTAAAATACAATGAAAAGATGGAATATCAGGGCGAGGTAGAAATAAAATTTCCTACCAAAACACAGGTAGGGGGGAGCATCTTTGACTATAACCCTAATTTTGCTTCGCTGGTTGATAAATATAATCCTAAAGATTTTACCAAAACTAGAAGAGACTATGGTATACAAAGTTTTTCTTGGAAATATAATGGTGCCGATCCATTCGCAGTGGATAGAGATATTGAAGCTAATTTGGAACTTTATTTTCAAGACTTCTCCCAATTTACGGCCTTACGGGGGCTAACATCCAAAGAGGTCGATGAAGGACAGCTCAGAACTAAGAGTGACATACTAACCGAAGGGTCTTATCGCTATTTGGACTTAATAGTGCCAATGAGCACTACACAAGGTGGTAAAAATTCTTCCCTTGCTCAAAAATTCGACTACGGCGGAAATTTTCACCAAGACATAAGGGTAGTAGCGGGATGGGAAGTCCCAAGCACCGCATCAGAAAGTTTCAAAACGGCCATAAAAAATTCACAGGTAGATTTTATCCTAACTCCCATGGATTACAGTTTGTCTTTTGCTGGTAATGGCAACGGTGCTGTGGTGATCTCTATTCAATACAGAGCTAGAATTGAGTCCGTGGGAAAAAATCGACTCATAAACGTAATAGCAGCCACCAAAACTGAAGCTCAAGAGATAGAGAAATTCGAAAATGTCATTAACGATGAAACGACAAGTGCAGAAACGAAAAAAGACTTCCGCAATCGCCAAGCAGAATTGTATAAAAATATAAGAAAAGCAGCTGCCGAAAGATTTATAGAAAAAATGCTAAACAGCGCAAGTATATATTGGCGAAGTGTGGATGTCAGGGGTGTGCTTATTTCAACACTAGGGAAGACAAAGGCAAAGGAAATTTACGAAATATTATATTCGGACAGAGGCGGATTTGAACAAGGGAACACCTATATAGACGGCCTAGAGCTTACGCTAGAAGCCCTAGAGAAATCAGCCACCCCTGTGGCCCTTAGTGACCTACCGGCGGTGAGCGACTTGGTTGAGATGAGAGAAAAAGATGAGTTCATTAGGGGTGAAAAGATAATTTACACTTTTTTTGGAGACATAGTTCAAACAGCCATCGAAATAGCATGCACTAACGATAGTTTTTTGAGAGCACCTTCGGATGTTTTACAAAACCTCAAGTTGGCAACCTTGGACTTTAAGTTTGGAGACAAGACTTATAATTTATCTAATCTTCCTATTGAGATGAGCGTGTTCACCGAGTTTCTTTATGATAGCATCGGAAAGAAAAACATCCAAACCAAGTCCATAATAAGCTTCATTACAGAATTGCTTGCAAATGTGGTGACAAATAGGATAGATACACTATTACACATGGAAGATGGCTCCTCCAGAAGCTTTAAAGTGGGCTATCAAGAATTAAGCGAACAGGTGCTTGGGGGGTATTTGTATGAGTACGACTTGCAAAAAACCTCGGACTTAAGGCTGTTGACTGAAGTTGGCCGCACAGAAAAGAAGAGACAATATTTAATCGTATATTCGGACAACCCGCTACCTAAAGCCTACAAGATACCAGACACGAAAAGAGGATATAAAGAGAAGAAAAGAGAAGATGAAAAGGCAGGATTGCTGCATATTTCGCTAGGCTCCACTCGGTCTTTGGTAAAGAACATATCTTTTGATAAAAAGGACTTAGAGTTTGCTAGAGAGCATCGCCTCACCATCAACCAAGAAGATCCTTATGCCCTGCTGACAAATGTTTTTAATGTCACTATCGATATGTTTGGCAATAATTACTTTAAACCCGGCTCATATCTCTATGTAGACCCTAAAGTGCTAGGCGGCGTCGGCCAGCCCTATAAAAAAGGAAGCATTGCCAATGTCATGGGCTTGGGAGGGTATCACATTGTGACCAGTGTGTCACACACCATCAATGGAAATGCTTATTCAACTAATATTGAGGCTCTATGGGAAACCTCCGGTGACGGCGGCGACATGGAAGATAAGGTAGGAAAAGAAGAGCCTAAAGAAGATGGGGCAAATAAAAAATGAAAAAACTAAAAGGTACCAACAGCAGCAGTCTTTCTACAGTATTTAGAGAACGGATAATGTATGAGTTCAAGGCTTTCAGTTCCGGCAACAAGATCTTAACAAAAGATCCAAGAGGGGTCAAGAACTATTGGAGATTCGAAAATATATTGTATGGCAAAGTAAACAAGTCCTTGGAGGTGATTACTCCGATTAGAGATTTGTTGGTGACTATACCTCACCAAGAAAAGATATTTTACACTCTTCCATTTATAGACGAGTCTTTCTTGGAATTCCAAAATGCTTTCAAAATACCTTCACAATCCGGCAGATTACTAACAGACAACTATCTAAACACTCCAGAGATATATCGAGCATTCGAGGACGCAGATGACCTCTACAATTTGCAGATGACCTCTTTCATCGATAACTATAATAATAAGTTATTATCTACCCCCAAGGGAGATGAGATTACGAATGTAAAAGATTATGCAAGAGAGTTTTTTAATTTAATTTTGAGAAGCGAAGACGGCACCAAAATCACTAGAACCTCTTTTATGTTATCTTCCGAGGTTTCCGCCATCAATTCGGGATTGTGCATCGAGATAGCAGATTTGAATCCGGCCAATAATTCCGATAAGCAATCTTTTATCGAAAGTCCTAATTTTGAATTTTATAGGCAAACCGCCATTAATAGTGGATTTTTGATAGATAAAAATATTCCATGGAGATTAAATTTTGATCTGTCCTCACCAGCTAATTCTTCAAAAGCTCCCTTCGGCGCGTCTTCTTATCTGTCAGATAATTTTGAGAATGTTTATTTAAAAGATTTAGATTATTTGATATCCATGGTAGTAGTTGGCTACAACACGTTGGTTTCTAGAAAAAAATATTACATGGAAGGAAGGTGCAAGTTCTTGAGAACGAAGGTTGATAAAGCGGAAATGCTTGAGAATATATTGCCAGAATATTACTGGGTCAAAAGATATGCCCAAGTAAGAAATAAAGAAAGTGGACTCTTGTATAGCACTTCCGAATTGGAAAAAATAATCAACAACGCTAACGATCTTTCTTCTGGAAAAATAGCATATATTAGTTCTAAATTTAGAGTACCCTTTTTGTTTGAGGGGTCCACTGTTTACCAAGAGTTGAAAAAATATTATATGGAAAAAAATAATATTTCACTTGACAATTTCTCTGAACATGTTACAATGATAATTAAGAATTCAATCAATAAGATATATTGAGGCATACTTGCTATTTCAAACACTCGACGATAAAAAAGAGTGCGTCGGCATCTACTACGATGGCGAACTTTCTTTCAATGAAAGGCTTCCAGAGGACTTGGGAAGTACATGGTCATATTCTGCTTTCCTTAAAGATCGAGACATTGAATATGCGAAGCTTTATTGCGGAGGAAAGACGCTGGATATCGTCTGCCCAGAGGCCCTGAGAGACCGCTGGGAAGCAGTATCAAATAAACTCAAGGCTTTTATCAAGTCATTTAACACATCGCTTGTATCACTAAATGAGAGCTGTTTTTTTGATTTAGTTCCCAATAAGTTTCTTTTAGAATATTGCTATACAAAAGACCTCATTTGCCAACATGTTTTCGAAAATTATGACAAGCCCTCGAACTATGATTATCTCCTTGACTTAACCAAAGTCATCGAAGAAATAAAGTACAACAAATTGAATTTAAATACCAAAAATCTTTCTTTATATCGCGCAAAGCATCGCAAGTTCCTAAAGAAATTAAAGACATTGCAGCCCTATTGTAAGTTTAATATTTGGGGAACAAAGACCGGCCGATTGACTACGATATCAAAGAGCTTCCCTGTCCTGACTATGGACAAGGAGTTTAGGAACATTATCGAACCAAAGAATGATTACTTCGTGGAGCTTGACTTTAACGCGGCAGAGTTAAGAACACTCTTGTCACTCCAAGGCCGCGAGCAACCTCTCGAAGATATGCACGAGTGGAACATGGAGAATGTTTTTACAGACAATGTAACACGAGATGAGGCTAAGAAAAGAATCTTTGCTTGGCTTTACAATCCAGAGAGCTATGATGCAGCATGTGAGCACGCTTATGATAGGCAGTCGATCTTGAGAAAACACTATAGTAACGGCAGAGTCAGGACAGTATTCGGAAAAACAATCGAATCTCAAGATAGAACCGCCTTAAATTATATTATTCAGTCCACTTGTGCAGAAAATGTATTGAGACAAATGATTAAGCTATCTAATTATCTAGAGGGATGTAAATCACATGTTGCTTTTCCGATCCATGATTCTGTTGTACTGGACTTCTCAATCGAGGACAAAGAAAGACTCGGAGAAATCGTAGACTTGTTTGCCAATACAGAGCTGGGAAAGTTTAAAGTTAATGTGAGCGTCGGAACGAACTTCGGCAATCTTAAGAAGTTAGAGGTTTAAATGAACATTATTGGTCTAGGCGATGCCGGTTGCAATATTGCAGAATGTTTCTCGCAGTATTCACAATACAAAATTTTTAAAATAAATGTTGACATCGAGGGAAAAGGTTGTTATAATGTACCTATATTTGAGACAGCAGAGGAATATGAATCTCATGACTACCCTAAAATCAAATCATTCCTTAAAGGCTTGAAAGGGGATACTCTGTTTATCATCGGCGGTTCTGGAAAAATTTCATGCGGCTCACTTCGTATCCTAGAAAATATTAAAAGACTACCAGTATCTATTCTTTATATTCAGCCAGACATTCAATTATTGGACGACACGCAAAAGATGCAAGAAAAGCTAGTAAGAAACGTTATTCAAGAATATGCTCGTTCGGGAGTGTTCGACAAGGTGTGTCTTGTGTCTAACAACTCCTTGGATAATATTGTGGGCGGAGCACCCATTATTGGATACTTCGACGCGCTGAATGAGGTTTTGGTACCTTCACTTCACATGGTCAACTTCTTTTCAAACACCAAGGCAGTAGCGGGAGGTATCCCCAGAGCAAAGAATACACACAGAATTTATACAGTCGGTCTCTTCGATACTCAAAAAAATGAAGAAAAAATGTTTTTTTCCCTTGACAACAGTAGAAATAAATGTTATATTTATGGAGTAAATGAAGAAAAGTTAAAGACCGACAAAAAACTGATGAATAAAATCAAAAAACAAATTGAGTCAAAAAAAGAGGAAAATCTTGATATTTCATACGCAATTTATCCGACAGACTATGAGTACGACATAGGCTATGTAATAGAAAGAACACCCCATATTCAGAACTAAAATTTAATTCACTTTATTAACAACCAGCAGAGCAAGAGATTTGTTGCTCTGACTATAGCCAAAACAGGCACAATTAACAAGAGAGGAGAGAAAGATGCCATTAGACATCGCAAAGATTCGAGCAAGACTCGACACAGTAAAGAACAACGGCAAGGCTGGAGGATCATTCTGGCGGCCAAAAGACGGAACACAAGCAATTCGAATTGTTCCTACGCAGGACGGCGACCCGTTCAAAGATTATTGGTTCCACTACAACTTGGGGCCAGATCAGAAAGGTGGCCTATTATGTCCAAAAAAGAATCACAGCGACGACTGTCCGATTTGTAATTTCAAAGATCAGCTTTGGAAAGAGTTTAATGACACCCAAGACCAAGACACGATGAAGATGGCAAAAGATTTGTCACCACGTCAGCGTTTCTTTTCGCCGGTATTAGTTCGCGGAGAAGAGGCAGAAGGCATTCGCGTGTGGGGTTACGGCAAAGAGGCATATACCTCTCTGCTCAATTTGGTTCTTAACCCAGAATACGGAGATATTACCGATGTTGACGCCGGTACTGATTTGACTCTGACTTATGGAAAGCCACCGGGAGCCAGCTTCCCCAAGACGACCCTAACTCCCCGCCGCCGCACTAGCCCCTTATGTGACGAGGCCGTAGGTGGCGATGAAGAATGTTCTCGCTTGCTAGATAATATTCCTAGCTTCGATAACTTATTCCAAGTCAAGACTCAGGAAGAGGTCCAGCAAGCCTTAGACGGCTTTATTTCCTCTCTAGAAGGCGAAACTGACGCCGATGGATCTACGTCAGAATTGGTAGTCAACGAAGGAACCCCCGATGTCCTTGCTGCTTTTAATGAGTTGACCGGAAACTAAGGAATACCTCCGACCGCAGGGAGGCATGGGTCTATAGATGTCTCACCATTTTATATTTCTAAGAGGAACAAATGACAACTGAAAATACTACAACTACTGAAGAAACCATCACAACCGCATCTGAAGGCACCAACGCCACTGTTCACTATCGGGGTACTTTGGAAGATGGCAGTGAATTTGATAATTCTCGCACTCGTGGCGAGCCTATCACTTTTACTGTAGGATCTGGACAAATGATTCCGGGCTTCAATGATGCAGTGAACGGCATGACCGTAGGAGAAAACAAAACTGTAACTCTTACACCTGACCAGGCTTATGGCGATGTGAACCCAGAAGCCCAGACAACTTTCCCTAAGTCCGGATTTCCTGCTGACTTGGAGTTGGTAGAAGGCATGCCTGTTCCCCTACGCACCCCTGACGGTCGTACTCTTGTGGGTCGTCTAACAGAACAACAGGAAGAGACCGTGACTATCGACCTCAACCACCCACTAGCAGGTCAAACCCTGCAATTTGAAATTGAACTCGTGGAAGTTACAACCACCACGAACCCTTCAACCGACGAGTAAATCGCTACCTAATAACATGCGCGTTGTATCCGCAGGGAGGCATGGGGTTACAGATGTCTCACTTTAATTTTTTAATTTAACTTAGAGGAAAAAATGAACATTCTAAAAGAAAACCGAGTTATTTCAAACTCTTTTATCGTCGCAACACTTCTATCCATTTCGCTATCAATCGCTATTTGGGTCGGTGCAGTGGGAGACAGTGCAGAGCAAACCCAGCGTCTTGCTCTATTTGTCGGGCTTTGGGCACCTACCTTTATGGGATTTGCAAACTATTACAAAGAAGAATAGCCCACAAACCGCAGGGAGGCATGGGAATACAGATGCCTCATTTTATTTCAAATTATTTTATTTTTTTGGTTGACAGCAAGAGCATGTTATGTTATATTAATATTGCAAGCAAGAAAGGAATTCCCTAAAGAGTGCGGGGATAGTGGCACTCAAATTATTAAACCAAGATGGCTAATGTAAGGCTGCTAAATGATTAGCAAGATGCCCTAAAGCCGAGGAGAAAAGATGAAGAAAAAAAACAATGAATCAACCTTAGATGAAGTGCGACAAGCACTTGCAAAAAAAGAATCAACAGAAATACTCGATACATGGTTTGCAGGAAACGGCCAGCCGGGAGAAATTAAGTTAAGATTGCTGCCGGGTTACACACCGCAGAGATTCAATGGTATCGTCGAATGTATGGTGATTCCATCAGTAGATCATCCTCTTTATCAAATCAAGAGAGGTCAAAACCCCAGACTCTTAGATATTGAAAAGAAGATGCACTTACACATTTCCCAGTCTTGGATCAAAGACGACGGAAAATATACGTTGAAGAATCGCGGAGGCCAAGTCGTAGTGGATGCAGGGTCGATAAGTTTTGATGATGAATTTATTACCTTTTCTTGCGATAATGAGAATAGTGGTCACTTTGACGGACAACATTCTATGTGTCTGGTGGATATCATAAATAAATCCATGAAATTCCAAAGCACTCGAAACCCTTTTCGCTTACAATTATCCGAGGATAATCTCTTTGATCCGGGAGAAGTTCGAGTTATTGCAAATGCTACAAACACTTCTGCACCACAAAAGGCAATTAGTGAGGCAAATTTAGCGGGAGAACTAGATTTTATTAGGAAAAACTTAAGTTATACGAACGAGCTAAATATTCTTTTCAAAGAGAATCAAAAGAACGAAAATGGTGAAACAATCAAGAAGGAAAATAGTGCCTTGCAGGTTGTGCGACTATTAACGCTGCCCCTTTCTTTAACTTGGAAAGATGAATATAGTGTAAATAACTTGGCAAAGATGCCCAAATTGGCAGAGGGTGGTGTTCTGAAGACAATGCAAAAAGCAGAATCCAGTCAACTTCTAGAGTCATCTGCCAAGTACGTTGATTTCGTATTGGAGTTAAACGACTTTATCCAGAAGAGCTTAAGAAACGTAACGGGAAGCTACTTTGACCAGCTTTCAATCGTAAGAAAAACTAGCAAATCACAATGGGATCGCCCCGTGGCAAAGCGAAATCTTTATTCCCAAACTTGCTTTGACACAACTGTGATTCAGGGAGCTTTGGATAAAGATTTTATGCCTTTGGTAATATATCCCCTTGTCCGAGCTTGTATGGTTTACAGCGATGGGGAATTTGGCCTACTAAGAACAGTTGATGAAGCAAAGCAACTTTGGGTAAAATTTGGTCCTCAAATTTTAAAAATTGTAAATGATCGCTTTGAGGATGCTTTTGGAAACTCCGAGACAACAAATCGTCGTCTTTCTGATTTTGTAAATAATCCAAACATGTGGAGTCAGGTTGATGCTAAAATGAATCAGGAAATTACAAAAGATAGATTTTGTTCTTGGAAACAAATCGATTCAAGTAGTTTTCTTGAAAAAGAGCTTCAGCTAGAAACAGATCTATAGTTTCTTGCCCCCTTCGGGGGGCTTTTTTATTTAAGGAGAATGATATGGCAAGAAAAACAGGCTCATCTGCTGGAAAGCTTTCAATGGCAGACATGAGAAAAATGATCAATAAGAAAGCGGGCATGAATGTCGCCCATGATCTGAATGAAGCAAACCCAACCGAGGTAACGCAATGGATCCCTACCGGCTCTCGATGGCTAGATTCTATTATCTGTCGCGGCCAATTGGCTGGCATTCCCGTTGGAAAAGTGTCAGAGATTGCTGGTCTTGAAGCGACTGGTAAATCGTATATGGCTGCACAAATTGCCGCCAATGCACAGAAGATGGGTATGGATGTAGTCTATTTTGATTCAGAATCTGCTATCGACCCTTCGTTCCTAGAGAACGCTGGTTGTGATTTGGAAAGATTGCTCTATGTACAGGCACAGTCTGTAGAGTTTGTTTTGGAAACCATTGAGGACTTGTTAGCATCTGAAAATCAAATGCTGTTTATTTGGGACTCTTTGGCTCTGACTCCTGCTATTAGTGAAGTAGAGGGTAGTTTCGATCCTATGTCCCAGATGGCTATGAAGGCAAGGATTCTTGCACGAGCCATGTCCAAATTGGCTTTACCTATCGCTAATGCAAATGCGACGTTGCTTGTTCTCAATCAGTTGAAGACAAATATCACCCGCATTGCAGCAGAGGCCATGACTACTCCCTATGTCACTCCCGGCGGGAAAGCTATGGCATACGCCTACTCCCTTCGAGTTTGGCTGACTGGCCGCAAAGCAAAAGCCAGCTTTGTTTTGGACGACAATGGTTTCCGAATCGGCTCTGAAGTAAAGGTGAAACTTGAAAAGTCTCGCTTCGGAACAGCGGGGAGAAACTGTAACTTCAGAATTCTGTGGGGAGGAGAAACAGTGGCAATTCAAGATGATGAATCTTTATTCGATGCTGTGAAGTCTTCAGACAGAATCCTTCAGTCAGGGGCTTGGTATACAATGGTCTTTGACGACGGTACTACTGAAAAGTTCCAAGCCGCCAAGTGGGTAGAAAAGATGCAGAATGAAAAGTTCCGCCAACAAGTTTATCAAATTATGGATGATGAAGTTATTATGAAGTTTGATAAGCGGCAAGGCAATGCAGCTGATTTCTATGATTCTGAAGAAGCCGCAGACTAATTGTAAGTGTGGAAGACGAAATAAAAAGAATGAAGTTCAACAAGCTCGCTTCCGAGCTTAAGTACTTGGAAGACGAGCTTGGCTTCATTAACAAAGTCCTAGAGAAGGTATCCCTAGAGTTTAATTCTAATTTTCATTCTCATATGAAAGAGATAGGCAAATACGATCTGCTCGCAGCCAAAAAACCGGAGCCTAAATTAAACCGAGCACAACGAAGAGCTTCAAAAAAAGCATCGAAGGCGAGCCAAGAAATCTTTAAAAAGATAGCTAAAGAAATACATCCAGATAAAAATATAGATTTAGAAGAGTCAAAGAAAAAAGAAATAGATAACATGTTTCTCGAAGCTTCAGAGGCGAAAGAGCAGGATAACATGTTAAAATTATTTTCTATCGCCAAAGAATTGAAAATAGAAATAGGCGAACTATCCCCAGAGCATCTCTCCATCTTTGAGAAAGAAATTTCCGAGATGAGAACAAAAATAGCAATGAGCAAAAAATCTTGGGTGTACATGTGGGCATCTTCAGAAGGTGCCATGAAAGAGGAAATAATAAAGGGATACGCCCGTTATTATATTGATAAAGAAAACAAAACTAATTCGGAAGAGTAATGACTGAAAGTACAAAAAGGCTCATGGTAGTGGATGCCATGAATGCATTTATTCGCGCTTGGATTGTGGATCCTAGTATTTCTCAAAACGGAGAATTGATCGGAGGCTACAAAGGCTTCATTAAAATTCTACAGAAGCTTTGCCGAGAGATGCGCCCTGATGAAGTCATTATTGCATGGGATGGCGCAGGGGGTTCTCAAAAAAGACGATCCGTCAATAAGAACTATAAAGGCGGAAGAAAGCCCCTGCGCCTTAACCGAAATGTAAAAAACCTTACGGCTGACGAGCAGCTTCAAAACAAGGTCTGGCAACAAATGCAACTGATGGAGATGCTTAACTGTATGCCCTTCATTCAGATAGTCAGTGACGGTATTGAGGCCGATGATGTTATCTCTTATGTGGTTCAAAATCACAAATACAAAGGGTGGCAAAAAATAATTGTATCAAGCGACAAGGACTTTTTTCAGCTTTGTGATGATGAGACCATCTTATATCGCCCTATTCAGAAAACGTTTGTCAACAAGCCCAGGATCATGGAAGAATTCGGCATTCACCCCACCAACTTTGCGATGGCTAGAGCAATCGCAGGTGATGGATCAGACAACCTAGAGGGAGTCAGGGGCGTAGGCCTCAAGACTATAGCGAAAAAAATGCAATTCTTTGCCAAAGAGGAACCAGTAACTTTAACAGAGTTATATGAGTATTGTGAAAATGACAGTACGGGACTAAAGGCATTCTCATCTATTCTAGAGGCCAAAGATAAAGTTGCCAGTAACTACAAGATTATGCAACTTTATGCTCCCAGCATATCGATTCAGACAAAAAACAAGATTCAGTATGCACTCGACAATTTTGAAGCCCATTTCAACAAGACCGAAGTGATGAAAATGATGAAGGAAGACGGCTTCGGCGAATGGAACACATCAGACATATTTGCTATTTGTAAAAGAATTACAAGTAAAGCTTGACATGGGCCGCTGGGTATGTTATATTAAAGAACAACGGAGGGTTCTATGTCAAAGGAAGACTTTAGCCAGTATGGTAAAGATTTCCAAGAAAGTTTGTGTCACCTAATGCTAATTGATCGCCCATTTGCGGATCAGATGTATGAAGTGATTGACATAAACTTTCTAGAATTAAAATATCTTCAGTCTTTTATCAAGCTGATTCAGAATTATCGAGAGAAATTTGGAGTCCATCCTAGCGAAGATATTATGAAAACTGTCTTGAGATCTGAACTGGGAAATGAATTAGAGTCGGTACAGCAACAGATCAGAAATTTCTTTGCTAGAATCTATCGTGGAGAAGTCGGAGATGCAGAGTATATTAAGGCCACATCTCTTGACTTCTGCAGGAAGCAGAAACTTAAAGGAGCCATGCTTCAGTCGGTTAAGCTGCTTGAGAAATCCTCTTTCGATGAAATCTCTCAAGTTATCAACGAGGCCCTCAAGCTGGGCTCTGATTCAAACCATGGCCATGATTACATAAAAGATTTTGAGCAGCGATTTATTTTCAAATCGAGAGATCCGGTTCGAACTGGCTGGGATGAGTTAGATAAAATTACTCATCAAGGCTTGGGCAACGGTGAACTGGGCGTTGTTATCGCTCCAACTGGAGCCGGTAAGAGTATGGCATTAGTTCACTTAGGGGCGCAAGCGGTCATTGACGGAAAAAAAGTTGTTTATTACACGCTAGAATTGTCCGACACTGTTGTTGGATCCCGCTTTGATAGCTGCATTACTAAAGTACCTTTAAATGATTTGCGCTCCTTTAAAGAAGAAATTTACGAAAAGATTCAAGGTCTTGATGGAAGCCTGATAGTTAAAGAATATCCCACTAAGTCATCATCAGTGGCAACTTTGAAGAATCATGTAGAAAAACTTATCAACCGGGGTTTCAAGCCCGATGTCATTCTTGTGGATTATGCAGATCTTCTTAGGCCAATTTCTACTTTAAGAGAGAAAAGACACGAACTTGAGACTATTTATGAACAGCTTCGAGGATTAGCGCAAGAATATAAATGCTGTGTTTGGACCGCCTCCCAAACAAACAGATCTGGCCTTAACGCCGAAGTCATTACAATGGAATCCATTAGCGAAGCTTTTAACAAGTGTTTTGTGGCCGATTTCATTTTTTCAATATCAAGAACAGCGGAAGACAAATTGAACAATCAGGGTAGAATTTTTATAGCAAAAAATAGAAACGGGGTGGACGGAGTTATCTACCCGATTTATATGAGTACTTCCAACATTACAATTAAAGTCTTGCCTAGCTCCGGGGAAACAATAGGTGAAGTCCAGAAGGAAGCTAAGAAAAGGCAAGAAGCAAAATTAAAAGAAAAATATGCACAATTCAAAAACACAAAGAAGGGGAAGAAATAATGTCATTAAACACACTGCAAGAATATACTAGAATCGCAAAATACGCAAAGTATTTGCCAGAGGAAAACAGAAGGGAGACTTGGAAAGAACAAGTAGATAGAGTTTTCGATATGCACAAGGAATACTTCGAAGACTTCCCAGAAGTACTGCCTCATATTGAGTTCGCAGAACAGGCAGTTCTTAAAAAAGATATTTTAGGATCACAAAGAATCTTGCAGTTTGGTGGCACTCCCATCTTTAAACACAATGCTAGAGTTTACAACTGTGGCTTTGGTCATATCAATCGCCCCAGAGCGTTTCAAGAGTTAATGTACTTGCTTCTTTGTGGTTGTGGAATCGGCTTTTCCGTACAGAAACATCATGTTTCGCAATTGCCTCCAGTAACTAAACGTGGCGGAATTATTGAAAAGACCTATCTAGTACCAGATACTATCGAGGGGTGGGCAGATGCTATTGGTGTTCTTATTGCTAGTTACATGGGTGGAATTCCCGAATTTGATGAATACATTGGCGAGAAGGTTGTTTTTGACTATTCAAACATTCGCCCTGCCGGTGCTCCTTTATCTTCTGGTGCCAAGGCTCCCGGCCCAGATGGTCTTCGCCGCTCTATCGAAAAGATTGAAGAAATTTTGGAAAAGAGTGTCGCAGAAGTCAGAACGGTAAAACTGCGCCCACTTGAAGTGTATGATATCATTATGCACGCCGCAGACGCCGTTATCTCTGGTGGCGTTCGAAGATCTGCAACAATTGCACTTTTCTCACCAGACGACGAAGAAATGGCTACAGCGAAGACGGGTAATTGGTTTATTGAAAACCCGCAACGTGGTCGTTCCAACAATAGTGCATTGCTGGTACGCGATGAGACTTCCAAAGAAACATTTAATAAATTAATGTCTTGTGTTAAAGAATATGGCGAACCCGGCTTCGTATGGGCGGAGAGCACCGAGATGGGATTCAATCCTTGTGTGGAAATCGGACTCTACCCAGTGGATGTCGAGACAGGAAAATCAGGGTGGCAATTCTGTAACTTAGCCGAGATTAATGGTAAGCGAGCGAATACGGAAGAGAAGTTTTATCAGGCTTGCAAAGCCGCTGCTATCGTGGGAACACTTCAAGCTGCCTACACAAGTTTTCCTTACGTCGGGGAGACAACGGAGAGAATTACTAAAAGAGAAGCATTGTTGGGTGTTTCAATTACGGGCATGATGGATAATCCAGATGTCCTTTTTGATCCTCAAATTCAAAGAAACGGCGCGAAGATTGTCAAAGATATCAATAAAGAGGTTGCAGCCATTATTGGAATCAATCCAGCGGCTAGAACAACTTGCGTTAAGCCAGCTGGCTCAACGAGTTGTATTCTTGGAACTGCTAGTGGCATTCACCCACATCATGCAAAAAGATATTTTCGTAGAGTTCAAGCAAATGTTCAAGAAAATCCGGTTCAACATTTTAAGAAAATTAATCCCCGCGCTGTTGAAACTTCTGTATGGGATCCCAATGGAGTAACAGAAGTAATTACTTTTTTATGTGAAGTTCCGGTAGGAGCAAAGACAAAAAATCAAATTGATGCATCAAAGTTACTGGAAAGTGTTAAGTTGACGCAGCAGAATTGGGTTCGTTACGGAACAAATAAAGATCTGTGTTCTCAACCATGGTTAAGTCATAATGTGTCTAATACGATTCATGTTCGACAAGACGAATGGGATCTCATCGAAGATTATATTTATCAGAACAGAAAATATTTTGCTGGTATTTCCTTGATTCCTAACTCTGGCGATAAAGATTATCCTCAAGCCCCATTCTGTGCAGTTCCTTATGGCACTGACATCTACCGAGAGTATGGCGATGGTGCTTTCTTCGCATCGGGCATTATCGAACAGGGCCTTGAGGCATTCGATAAGAACCTGTGGGCAGCTTGTGATTGTCTCTTGGGTGTTGGCGAACCTATTCATCAGGCAAACTGGGCTAAAAGAGAATGGATCAATGCAGCAATCAAATTTGCCGACAGTCATTTTGATGGAGAAGTTCGTAAGATGACATACTGCCTAAAAGACATTTATAATCTCAAACTTTGGGAAAAGTTAAGTAAAGAGTACAAAGATGTTGATTGGAAAGAGATGAGTGAGCAGGAAGATAATATTGATTTCGGTCAGGAATCAGCGTGTGCTGGCGGCGCATGTGAAATGCCAGAAGAATATCTAGAAGCCTTAAGGGGCACCAATAACAAATAAGGGGAGATAAGATGAGTTTTACACCATGTAACAGATACTTGCTGGTCCAGAGACAGCCAGCGCAAGAGAAAGAGCAGACATTGATTGCCTTACCAGAAGGAACCTTTCGGGCGGAAAATCGTTATGAGCGAGTTTTAATCGAGGGAATCTCTTCAGAAGTTAGGCCACCTTTGGCTGCGGGCAAAGCTGTGGTTGTTTTAAGCCACATGATCGAAGAAGTGGATTTTGGGGATGGTCCCGTCTATTTAGTATTGGAAAACCATGTCCTTGGAATCGTGGAGTAATAAAATGCAAAGCAATGAACAATTCATTAACTTGCTAAAACAACTGATTAAAGAGACTATTAAAGGCAGGGAGGTTCTTTTGGAATCTCCTGTTCCTAGTCAGACAGAAGTTTTAGTAGAAAACAAAGTAAGCAGACTTTTAAAGAACACAAAGAAGTAACTCTCAGTCACAAAAGAGGGATTTTGAAGTTAGATAAGCATACATATGAGTACGACACCATTGTAATTGGAGGTGGTCTGAATGCTAAAGTCTATTCTTATTATACTAAGTGCCCTTGTATTTGTGGAAGTGATGCTGCTCCCTTTAGGTTTGATATGCTGCAAGAGGAAGTGGTGCAAGGACTGTCGAGACAAAACAAAAACACTCTTCAGAGCTGGGAAACACTAAACTTTATTCTTGGCTTGTCTGGTCAATTACCCATGGGAGACAAGGCTGTTAGCCTTAACATTCGAGACAATGTTCTCAAAGTCACAACTAAAGACTCTAGGCTTGGCCGATTCGAATTCAATAAGCTAGTTATATTTGACGATACAAATGTATACGGCTTGCCGTTGATCAAGGAGAAGAAAGTTGGAAAGTCACGAGTTTTGGATTGGTTTGATGTCCGTTCTGGTATGGAGCATCAGCATGATTCTTTTGAGTCCGACGAGGACTTCGTTAAGAAAGTTATTTTCTACCCCTCCGACCGATTTGGAAACCAGTCGTCAGGACGAATTAGAAAAGACCTTGTGTCGGTATCATATCTGGACGAAGCACAAGTAAAGGACTTCGAGTACTCCGATACGATGGCCCGCTTCAAGGTGTTGCAGATGATGAAGGATGCAGGAATCAAGGGTGCTCGTAATGGCCGAGACACTAACAACCCAGAACTTTATAGATATTACTCTCCAAAAATCGAAGCTACCCAAAGGCAAATCATCCCCGACATAACAAACATTTACGAAGAAGATCCTCGGTTTGAATTTCGTTATGATACACCAGAAGAAATCATAAAAGAATTCGATAAAGAACCTGACAGCTACGCCTCAAAATTAATAAACTTATTAACCAAAACAAACTAATTATATAAGTTATGGGACACCTAAAAGACGTTAACGAAACTTACTTAACTCATTGCCGACATGCCTTGGCTTTGAGTTCTCGTCTTTTCCTGTCATCTATCGGACAGGCTTTGCACGCTTTTGTTCCAGATGTCCACCCGCCACTCGGCTCTGATGTGAGATCTCTTATTTCATTTCTGGAATCAAAATTACCGGAGAATAGAAAATGAAACTCCTACTTGAAAATTGGCGAGGATAATTGAGTTCTTTTCACTTAGCAGGGATTGTTCCTGTAGCGGGACAGCCCCTTGATTTTAAAATGGATTGGCATGATTCACTTATGCCCATCGCACCAGACTATCTTGCAGTTGAGAGAGCAGTCTTTGAATGTGCTTGGGCTGGATGCGAGACAATTTGGATTGTAGCCAATGATGATATGACACCGCTTATTCGACACAGATTGGGCGAGTGGGTGCAAGATCCTGTTTGGATTGGTCGTAGCATGGACCGCTATCCTTCCGAGAGCAGAAAGCAAATACCTATCTTCTATGTACCCTTAAGGGCTAAAGACGTAGGCAAGAGAGATTGCCTAGCTTGGTCTGTGTTACACGGAGCAGTTACAGCTTTTGAGGTATCGGCACGACTAAGCAAGTGGGTAATACCTAATAGAAATTATGTGGCGTTCCCTTATGGTGTTTATGACCCAGAAATAATCCGAGAGCATAGAAAATTAATTTCAAGCAACAAACCCTTTATGTTGTCGCACAATGGGAAGACAGTTCAAGACGGTGAGTATCTTGGCTTTACATTCGACAAAGATGATTTTGTTAATTCGCGTAAAGAGATTCGCAAAGGCACAGGCGAATATAATTCTAAGGTTATGGAAGACGGCCTATTCCCCAGAGAGAAGCTGTCAAAAGAAGAAAGATGGTCTGCGCGTTATTTTTCCCTTGACAAAGTTTTTAAACCTGTTATAATATATAAAGAAAACAAAGTTGAAGTCCCATGGTACCACAACATAGATTCTTGGGACGGATATTGCAATTACTTGGGGTCAGAAGATAGGAAACAAGTTGAAAGACCTCACCCAATCTTTATGAAATATCATGAATGGAACGAAATAGGAGTTGATAATGAGTAATAAAACCAAAGCAGAACTAAGCAAGATGACAAAAAAGAATCTCTTGCTGCACATTGAAAACATGCAGCTAATGATTGAGAACGATCATCTCGAAACTCAAAAGGCAAATAGGGAAATGCAAGATATTCTCGCAAGGCACAAAGAGGGAACTCCGGCCAACAAGCTAGATAAAGTCCGTAAGTCCGTGGGACAATTAAGGTACGATGTATTTCACACTGAATTTTCTTCAGCAGAAGATAAGCAAAAAGTTTTAAAAATGGTTGACAACCTTATCAACACTGTGGTATAATTCTAATTATTCGGAGGTAATTTAGATGACAAAAATTCCATTTGTCGGACTTCATGCTCATTCAGTTGCTGGCTCTATTTTCGATGCGCTTGGGTACCCTCAAGAGCATATGGACTTTGCCTATGAAAATGGCATGGACGCACTGGCCTTAACTGACCACGGCAACATGAACGGGTTACCACACCAAGTTCTTCATGCCAAAAAGATGAAGAGTGAGGGCAAAAACTTCAAGCCTATTTTTGGTGTCGAGGCTTATTTTCTGCCGTCTATCGAAGACTGGAAGAAGGATTACGAAGCCGCGAAAGAAGATAAGAAGAAGAAAAAGACTTTAAGCAAAGACGTTACTGCAACTACCGTAGAAGACGAGGACGCATCCAAGAAGGCTGTACGCAATATCTTGAACCGCCGTCGCCATCTTATTCTCTTGGCCCAAAATCAAAAAGGCTTAAACAATCTGTTCTCTTTGATTTCGGAATCGTTTGGACCCGGTAATTATTACCGATATCCACGAGTAGATTTTGAATTACTTAAAAAGTATTCTGAAGGGGTCA